CGGTATCGCGGCACCGAATGCCACAAATGAGTTCCAAGTTGGACCAAATAATGAACTTGTTATTGACCGCGCAAATGAACATTTATTAACTCTAAAAGGTAACGTCTCGGCTACAAACGTTCTAGTTTCAAACATTATAAATGTCGACGATACACTCGTCATCGATAGAATGGGTTCAAATGTATTGAAGGTTGTGGGGAACACCTTTTCTACTAATATATCAGTTGCTGAATATATTGTTGCGGGTACGGATAGTGCTTCAGTTGGTTCAAATGTAGCTGTTTTTCAGCATGGTAATGTATTTGTTGATCAAGGTAATTTAACAATAAATGGTAATCTCCACGTAAATGGTAATGCATTCATTTCTGAGTCTGCTACTTACGAAACACTTATCAACTTAGTTGTTGCAAATTGTGTCATCCAACAAGCATCCACAAATAATAAAAATGCACCATTCGACAATGCTTTACTCATGACTGAGGGTTCTGATGGAAGTAGGTCGAATCTTGTATTTGGATATCAATTTTCGAATAATGAATTTTTACTCGGTCGAACCCAGATGGGACCGGGTCTAACTAGAATCGTAGTGGATCAATCTAACACGGTTAATCTTCATGTATACGGACAGATGTTTGCTGATGGTAATGTGGGTGTGGCAAATACATCAACCAAATTTACATTGTCGGTGGGCTCGAATGTGTACTTTGATGACACAGGTCCAAATGTATTTGTATCTGACGGGAATGTTGCAGTGACAGGTAATGTAGTTGCGGGTGGTATGAGAATTGGAAGTTTAGTAACTTTCGATCCAAGTGCTGCTGTACCAATTCTTTTCAATGAAAATATTAAATCAAATTCAATTCGAACGGTGGGTTCGGGCACATCTCATTCGGGTATTGCCAATGTTGCACCAACAAATACATTGTCTGTGGGTGCGAAGGTATTTGCAAATATGGTAGCAGCAAATACCTTAACAGTTTTAGGTAATACGGCTACAACTGAACTTGTCACAAACTCTATACATTCGTTCTCAAACATTGTGATACACGCCGATAGGTACGGTGGTTTAACAGGTACATCAAATGCACTTGTTCTTAAATCCGGCTCGGCAGCCTCTAATGTGAGTTCAATCGAAATAATTGGAGCTAGTACTTCAAACACACACCAAATCATCAAAATGAAAACGCGAAACACTGAGAGAGTGCGTATTGATACAGTGGGTAGGGTTGGTATATCTAATACCCACCCCACTGAAAAGTTGACCGTCGCGGGTAATGTTCATGCGACTCTAGGTGATGGTTTTATTTATGGTAATACCTGGGGATCGGCATCAAACACGAGTTCTCGTATGTATTCATCCCACTTGGTAGGTGAGAACAAGATTGAGAATATTGTAGCTGAGGGTAAGGGTCTCAACATTTATGCGAGTAAAACTGCTACTATGGGTACACCAAAGTTGACCATCCTTGAAAGTTCAAATGTTGGTGTGGGCACGGCTACACCAAAGGGTCGATTGCATACATCTGGGGGTACGGTGTTTATCAATGATGAAATTGCTAATAATGGAACCTACAAACATCTTGGAACTCCACTCATCGTTTCTAATGCAACCGCGGTTTCATCAGATTTAACGGATTTCGCGAGGGTTTTAGAACTTTGTAGAGAGGGTGGAACCGCGAGTAGTGATGGTGTGAGGGCAACAATGAAAATGGGTAAACACACGGCGGTTTCAAGTGGTACAGCCAACTCTCAACTTGATATATTTTTAGCAAGTACAAATTACGAGACAGAGGTTGATGTGCTTTCACTTAGAAGTGATGGTCGCGTTGGTATAGGCACAACATCACCTACCGCTCATTTAGAAGTACATGCTACGGGTGCAGCCAACCCCTTAACAAATGGTTTGTTGGTGCATAACTTTGATGGAGCTTCAGGTGATGCAATTTTAGCGGCCAAAACTCGTATACTCGCAGGTAATGTATTCACCTCTTACATCCAAACAAATGCGGGCTCTAATCCTAGGGGTTGGTCAACAGGTGTAACCGGATCTGACTCAGATTTTAGAATCACACAAAATACAGATAACAACAAAGAACCAACAGCTGTGGGTCTATTCATATCTGGTTCAACTGGAAATACTGGAATAGGCACGGATGCACCCAGGGGTGTACTAGATGTATTGGGTAATGTAGTCGTGGGTAATGAGGTGTCGTTCGGGGGTCTCGCTGGTGACCTGTTTGGTAACACGAGGCTTGTAGAAAGACGTTATAATACGGATCAGACCAGAAATGAACTTGTAATATTCAAAGGTAATGACGGAGATACAACCAATGGTCCTGATAGAATTCGACATATTGCCGCGGAGCACGTATTTACAACCTATACATCAACTGGTGAAACTTTCAGTGATCTTGTAGATGATGATGCTACGGGTGATGTACCAATGTGTATCACCAATCAAGCCGGTATTGTCGTTATTGGTGGTAAACGTTCAGACGCAGTGGGGCGTGGTTCAAATACAAAACTCGTAGTAAACGGTGATATTGAGTTCGCTGGTGGTGGTTCGTTCACACTGTCTGGTATGGCATTCGTTACTACTAACCCAGATTCGGGGGACTCAGTAAACAAAATTAGAAGCATTAAAGACGGGAGTGACCGCCGCGTACTTACGTTTGTACATGAGGTTAGTTCTACTAGTGATTCTGAGTTCGCCCGTTTCGACAAATTTGGTAGACTTGGTATAGGTACATCAACTGTAGACTCAAATGTACACATTTTCAATGGAAACACAACCGACCAAACACTTCTAAAACTTGAGAGTCCTCACCCAGGTTCGGGTACATTCACTAAAAAGTCTGGAATTCTTCTTCATACCACTGAGAATTTCGGTGGTTATGTGAAGGCTTTCAGGGATTCAGCTACTTCACTTTCCGGTATCGTAATTGGTGGTACCAATAGCGGTACAGAAACGGATGGTGTTCATATTACACACGGGGGTAACGTGGGTGTGGGTACCCTAAATCCACAGAAACAGCTTCATGTCTACGATGGTATGGCTCGTGTGGAAAGTCCCTCGAGTAACGCGACTATCGAACTCACCACATCGGCTGGGAGTGCGAACATTTATGCGGACACCACGGGTAATGTATATATAAACCCATTGAGAACCGGAGCAACACCAGCAACCTTCCTCAACAGTAATGTAGAGATCAATGGTGATTGTAAGATAGATGGTTCCCTAAGTTTTGGGGGCACTAGTGGTTTCCCACTTGGTTTGGGTGGTGCGAATGCTAACACAACACTCCATGTGAATGGTGGTATTATCACAAACTCTGACCAGGTAGCGACAAAGAAGTACAGTCATTCTAATGTAATCGCGAATGGTAACGGACAGAATATACAGTTTGTGTTTAGACCAAATACATTTTATGCTAAAATCATAGCGGTATTACGTGAAACAAGTGATGTACGCAACACAAGTACGATGATTCTCGAGGTGTCTGGTGGTACACACGATGGATCCACGGGTTCTATGTACGATATAGCCCTGGGACCAGTGACCTTGATGGGTGCTACAAACCTATACCCATGGAGTCCCACTGTATCGGTTGGTACAAGAGGAATCAACATACAACCAACAGAGAAGGATACTGGACGCAACTTTGCATACGATTTATCAGTTGAACTTACATCCGGACTTAATGGTGGACTTTCTAGAATTACAAAACGAGCTATAAATACAACTACAGCTCTTGACAATGCGACTGGTGGTCCAGAATTATTGGTTGGATTCTCATATTAAATTTACTACGAGGGAGGGTGGTACCCCGCGGTAGATTAAACATTTACGCCCTGATGGAATCAGAGACGGCTAGTGCTACTACGCCAACAATGAAAGCCATGATGACGTAATTTAATTCAGTTTCTTCGCGGCCGACCTGAGGCTTTACAGGTTCGACCTTGGCCTCAGCGACAACTTCTTGCTGTCGAACGGGAGGCTCGAGCTCCTCAAGCGGACAATACGCTATCATTTATATAAGTTTAGAGATTTATTTCGGTCTTCTTCTTTCGACGAGTTCTCTTGGGTTTAGATCCTGCACCAACATTGACCTCCTTGACCTCACCTCCAGTGGAATCACCAGAGATGGACATGATATCAGAGAGATCATCATCCTCCTCAACAGGCTGAGGCGCTGAGGGTCCTTGTCCCATTGAGGTATTCATTGGGGGTGGGGGAGGCATCGAAATGCCACCCATGAGGCTTGAAATATCAAGTCCGGGTCCCTGCATCTCGTACTGCCCTGATCCACCCACGGGTGCATCAACTGCGGGGCCACTAGTGTCACGGGTAGTGTTCTGAACCGCCGCCATCATATTCTTCACCAGGTCCGGATTCTGCTTCATAACATCATTCATGTTAGGCATCACTGACTTGAACATCGAATTTGTAAGGTGAAACATCATTGCTGAGCCACCTAACATCATAATCAGTTTGACCTCTGGTGCAACACTGACCTTAGATCTGTATTTCACATATAGTTCCTCGAATACACCATCATAATCATCAACATTCTCCATAACAGACTCAGACCAACCCTCAAGTTGAATCTCGAATGGGTTATACCTCTTATTCAAAAATTCAAGTCCAGTTACACAGGCGACCAACATACGGCGAGAGAAGCGAACTGATTGTTCAACATCTATGCTGTATGTAATCCTCTTGACCTCTGATCTGAGTTCATCAACGTTCGAGTAAGCGTTCAACCTCTTATTAACTGCAAATCCCTTCTTCTCAAGTCGAGCTAATTTATTAATAAGATCCGACTTCTCTTCGTCAATTGAAGTGTACCCCTTTGAGGGTTGCTCACCCTGATCACTAGGACCTGGGCCCATAGGTTCATCATCATCGAACATCATTGGTTCATCCTCACCATAATCAATTTCCTCATCCTGTTGAGGCTGAGCTGGGGTACTTTGTTTATTGGGATTCACAAAAGCATCCATAGCCTCCTGACCCTGAAAAGATTGTTGAGGTCTTTGCATAGGCCTTGTGGGTCGAGGTACAGGTTTTGATCGTGGTGCAGAAATTTGAATCTCATCCATCAGGGCCTGTTCATCAGCATCTAATTTCATCACAGTCGTTTGACCCCTATCGAGTACGATTTCTTCGTCCATCTACTGTCTATTTAGAAACTAAGAAAATCTCTTTAACGCACTTTAAAAAAATCTATGTCTATTATAAATGTTTAATCTTAACCTCAACAAGAGTGATCGCAATGCTCTCATGGCCATCGCGGTTTTGATGACCCTCATCTTCGTTCTGTCTTTTATGACTGTGAAGACCGTGAATTATCAGCCCAGGCCAATTACCATTACACCTGTCAGTGAAGAATCTCTCTTCGACCTCAAGCCCGACCTTGAATGTACCGCTGGTTCAGGCAAGGAGGACAGCCCTTACTCGGTTGGTCTTACCCCAGGTGGTCTTTGTGGTGCCCAAAAACTTGTAGGTGATCATGCCGGATATGATATCGTGGATGGAATTGGTGGATCTTTAATCTAAGCTAATAATAAATGGCCCTGATTACATCGCCAACTGATATGATTCCCGATCTAAACTATGAATATCATACCATCACAATTGATACTCTTAATCAGACTAGTGCGAACACATGGACGTGTTTTTTGAGTCAGCCTCTAAAAAATGTTGTACAGGCTCGACTTCTAGCCGCTCGAATTAATACAGTCACACCAGCTAATGGAAGTGAACATTGTTACATTTCTATTGATGAGTTGAATTCTACATTTAATGATCGCGCTACCAATGTTTATGAAGGTCAGGCATCATTAGGTATGCTTCGAAAATCTTTTGCTAGTATTGTGACTACAGATGATACTGGTATAATAAGTTTCAAGGATGATTACCCAATTGCTGTGCAATACGTAAATCCCATTCGAACAGTTGATCGTCTCACTATCAATATTCGTAATCAAAGTGGTGTTCTTATAACACCACCAAATCCCGCCGAAAATAATTTTTTAGTCCTTCGTTTCGTCTGTAGAAAACCCAACCTGTAATTTTTCTCCCCTTAAATTAGTATTACCATGTCTGCCGGTGTTGTTCAATTGATTGCTATAGGTGCCCAGGATAAATATATCATGGGTAATCCTGAAATATCTTTCTTCAGTTCAACGTTTAAAAGGCATGCTAATTTTTCACAATCCGTTGAAAAACAAACCATCCACGGAGCGGTGAAAAACAATTCTATGTCTAGCATCCAATTTGAGAGATCTGGTGATCTTCTCAGTTATGTGTATTTTACACTCGATGACAAAACCCAAGCCCTCGATATTCAACGATGGGATACCATTATCGATAAAGTTGAGCTTTTAATAGGTGGTTCCGTTATTGACACCCAAGATGCAATTTTCACAGAAAAGATTGCTATTGATACATTTGCACAAAATGTATCTAGGAGTGCGAACGGTACACACCCGGGTATTTCTGCGCGCTCGTTTTTTTACCCTCTCAGGTTCTTTTTCTGTGAGGGGCCGCAATGCGCTCTACCTCTTGTAGCCCTAAACTATCATAATGTTGAAATTAGGATCCATTGGGCTACAGCAGCTTCAAATTATAACGTTGAATGTTTCGCGAATTATTATTACCTTGACAATGAGGAGCGTGGTCAGGTTGCATCTAGAAAACATGATCTCCTCATAACACAAGTCCAAAAAAATGTTGCTTCAGGTACTTTAGTTCAAGAACTTACGTTTAATCATCCAGTAAAATATTTAGCATCATCAGATACAACAACCGATGGTGCCCTCACATCTCCCACAAACAAAGTTAAATTAAACATAAATGGTCTCGATGTAAGTAACTACAAATGGGGTAAACCACATTTTATAGACGTCACGAGTTATTATCACACAAACTTCGTAACTTCTCCAGATTTCTTTCTTTATTGTTTCTGCCTCTCAACATCCAGCTTACAGCCCACAGGAACCCTAAATTTCAGTCGTGTATCGTCAGCTACTATCATGAGTGAGTCTATGAACATTAATGACCCAATTTATGCAGTAAATTACAATATTTTGAGAGTGGAAAATGGAATGGCTGGTTTACTTTACGCAAATTAAAATACAACCTTATACTAAATGGTCAAGACCTTACCGACCGTTGAGAGGTCAACCAAAATAAGGTTTGGTAAACATGCCCAAGAAGACCAGGGTGAAAACACGATCGTTCTAAATGCGAGTAATACTGCGATTGACGGATCACAAGGTGGGTCTCTTTATATTGCACCTGTTCGTAATGATTCGGAATATGCTTCTAAACCTGAAATCGTTCTTATGATGTATAACACAAACACAAAAGAACTGGTAGAATCTGGAGACCCCGCATCAAGTCTCATAACCGATGTGAGTCTTCAAGGTGCAACAAGACAAGGTAATGTTACAGCTAATTCTATGATTTTTTATAATAATACAGTTGCATTTGTTACTTCTGGTAATGTAGGTATATCCAATTCTTTAGCTTCTCATACTTTGAGTGTCGGTTCGAATCTTTACGTCGATGATTATGGTACAAATGTTTTAGTCGTTTCTGGTGGAGTTGGTATCACTGATACTACGACTTCAACCTCTGCTACAACTGGTGCCCTTAAAGTTGCCGGTGGTATCAGTACCGAAGAAAACTTAAATGTTGGGGCCGTCACAAAAGTATTATCTGCAACTGATTCTACTTCTAAAACCACTGGTGCCCTAATTGTCACTGGTGGTATAGGTATTTCTAAAAATATTCACGGTAAGAATGTTTTCGTTGAAGATGTCGTCTCAAATAGCGTAGTCATTTTAGATACAACTACTTCATCCTCCGCAACCACTGGTGCCCTAAAGGTTGTGGGTGGTATCAGTACTCAAGAAAACCTGAATGTTGGTGGTACTACTACTTCAACTTCGGCTACTACGGGTGCCCTCCAAGTTGTGGGTGGTATCAGTACTCAAGAAAACCTGAATGTTGGAGCTGTTGCTAAGGTGTTATCCGCTACAGATGCCTCTTCTAAAACCACCGGTGCCCTAATTGTCACTGGTGGTGTGGGTATTTCTAAGAATATTCATGCTTTAAACGCTAATTTTGAAGATGTAGAAGCTGATAGTGTAGACATTACAGACACTACATTATCTTACAATCAAACAACTGGTGCTCTCAAGGTTGCTGGTGGTTTAGGTGTAGCCGGAAACGTTCATTGTGGTAACCTCACATTAACCGGTAATTTAGTCGTTACAGGAAATACAACAGTTATTAATGCAAACAATCTTGTAGTTCAAGATCCTATAATTGAACTTGGTAAGGGTAATACAACTGGTTTGGACACCGGTATACTTATGAATAATCCCTTAACAAGTGGGAATAAAGGTAATGTCGCTGTGATTTATGATTTCTCTACATCCAACCTTGAAATTGGTCATACTCTCAGTAGTGCTAATAATTCTCCAGTTATTATGAATACATCAAACGCAATCGCAGTTAATATAAATGGTACTCTAGGAGTTACGAGTACAACTGCATCTTCATCTAAAACCACCGGTGCGGTGACCATAGGTGGTGGTTTGGGTGTTGTGGGTGATATTCACGCCACACACGCCAACCTTGAGGATGTCGAAGCTGATAGTGTCACTATCACTGATAACACTACATCCACTTCAGTAACCACTGGCGCCCTAAAGGTTGTGGGTGGTATCAGTACCCAAGAAAACTTGAACGTTGAGGGAACAGTCACTAGCGGGGGAAGAATCGGGACACTCTCAACCACAGATGCCACTTCTCGAGGCACTGGCGCCCTAATTGTAGCTGGTGGTGTAGGTATTTCGAAGAATATTCATGCTTTACACGCCAATTTTGAAGATGTTGAGGCTGATAGTGTCACTATAACTGACAATACTACGTCAT